GCCCGCAACCCCGACGCCATCCTTCCCGTCGCGACCAGGTGCGCCGTCCTTCCCATCAACCCCATCCCGACCCGGTGCGGCTGGCGGCAGCTTCACCACCTCGGCCCGCACGATTTCCTCGATCGCCTCGACTTCGATAGTCAAGCCGTCGCCGACGCCGGCGATCGCCGCATCGATGCGCGCGAGCCCGGCGTCGAGGCTCGCCTTCACCTGCGCTTCCAGTTCAGCGATCCGCGCCTTCAGTTCGGCGATGATCGCGTCGCTCCGCGCCGACACGACTTCGATTTCGCGCCGGCACTCCCGCCGCATATCGGCGACGACAGCCCCCAGCGCATCGGCGAGCGCCTCAGGCAGCAAGTCGATCATGCCACCGCGCTGCGCGACGGATTTGAGCGGTGATTGCGCGCTGCTGGTCCCCGGCATCGCCGCTCCCATCCTCATTGTCGCCATCGTCGGTAGGCGCAACCCCCGGTAACGGAGCCGGGGGTGTAGGCGCCGCCGCCGGCAATTCGCGGCCGGCCAAGAGCGCGAGCGGCCAATTCTGTTCCTGCATGTACGGCGTATCGCCGCCGGGCACCGGGCCGTACCCAAGACGCCTGCGGCCCTCGTCGGGCTTCAGGAGCCCCGCGCCGGCAGCCTTTGCCAGCGCCTCGATCAATGTGGCCGTGTCCATCCGCATCAGCCCGTCCAGGTCGAATTCGATCCCATACTGCGCTGGTAGGGCGAGGCCCTCGTCGAGGCAGAGCTCGATCGACTCGATGTGGATCTGCAGGCAGGCTTGATAATACTGGCGCTCAAGCGCCTCGATGTTGTTATAGGCGGGCGGCGGAGCAGCGCCGGCCTTGTAGGCCGGGACCCCATACGACGCGCAGACCGTCTCGGCCGTCCAGCCCAGCTGCTCGATCAGTTGCGAGTTGAGCGCGTTGACCGCCATCGCCTCATATTTGAGACCGTCGCCGAGCACCGCGACCCGGCCGACATTCGCCCCGCTGAAGCGCTGTTCCCAATCCGCCTTCAGCCGGTCGGCCGTCTCGTTGCTGATGTGGCCTGGCGCGGTCAGGACACCGCCGGGGTTGGCGCCATTGGCAAAGAACCTGGCCGAGTGTTCCTGGATTCTGACGCCCTGTGTCGCGACCAGGCCGTTTGCATAGATCGGCGACAATCCGACGAGAGGGTGAAAGAGGCAGTTCCACCGGTCGTGAATGATCTCGCTGGCCGGGACGGTCGTCTGTTCCGTGACGCTCGCGAGATTATCCGAATAGAGCTGGTAATAGACATCGCCGTTATCGGCGACGAGCGGCCTTACCCTCCGAGGATCGAGCACATACATCGCGACGACGACGCCGCGCTGATCCCGTTCCTTCAGCACATAGGTGTTACCAGCACCCAACTTGCTACCGACCCAATTCTCGAAGAACTGGATCCGGTTCTGGAAATGGTTGGGCTTTCGGATGACCGGAGAAAATGCCGGGCTTTCGGCTTCCTCCCACACCCCCGGCTCCGTCTCGGTGATCAGCCGTGGGCGCATCTTGGCGATATCGCTTGAAATCAGCCCGATGCAGCGAAACACCGTGACATTGCCCAGGACCGAGTCGGCGCTGATTTCGAGGTTGCACTGCCAGGCGCCTGCGAACGGCTCCCGGACCAGCGGCCACCACCCCCCAGACCCGACAATGTCGGAGGCACGCATCGGCGCTACGGCGGCCTTCGTTTCAACAAGCGGCCGCCCGTACTGATCGATCAGCGATCCCATCGCGGAGTCCCTATTCCTCCGCCGTCATGTCGCGGCGCCGGTAATAGCGGGGTACGCGAGGACCCTCCCCAGCCGCCGGCTCTTTCAGCGGCAGGGGCTGCTGTTCTACAGGCGGTTGCGGTGCGGCCTCGACCGGCGCTGGCACGTGATCGGCCGCACGGCCAACCCGCTTCAGCAGATTCCCGTCCCGGTCGATCGCCTCGAACACGTCGCCGGGCCGCAGGGCGCGGCTTGCATATCGAAACGGCTTCAGCGCCTTGAGCTGCATGCGTCCACCCTGATGTTCGTGGTGATCCGGGGTGCCCCGAAGGCACCCCGGAGTCCGTTCAGGCGATCGGTTACGCGGCGTAAGCGGCGCCCGAGATATATTCGACGGCCGCATCGCGCCGCCTGGCCCAGTTGATGTAACGCTCGGCCCGGATCGCGATGCTGTTGGTCTGAAACATCGAGACCATCGTTGTCGGGGTTGGGGTGGCCGGCGAGCCGCTCGTCGACGCATTGGTCGGCGCATCGTCCATCTGGAGCGAGGCTTCGCGGCTCGCGTCGATCATCACCTGGCCGTCATCCGCGAGGTAAATATCGGAGGCATTCACCAGAATGATGTTCGATGTCGGCGGCGAGCCCGCCGCCGCCAGATGCTGCGACGTGATCACCGGGAGGCCGATGAACGTCCCGCCGTTCATCGTGATGTCAGGAAACTCGTTCTGATCGAGGGCATTGCGCATCATCGACAGAGCGAGAGCCGTCGTCGAATTCATGATCCACACACCGCTTGCCGGGCTCAGGTTGTTGGCGATGAAGTTGCCAAAGAGTTCCTGAACATCGGCGCGAACGGCGGCCGAATCGGTCCCGCTCGCGGTGACTGGGGTGCGGCCGTTCGTGATCGAGGCCGGCCGCGTGTCGGCGATTGCCGTGATGGCCGGGTCGACGAAGGTCAGGTCGATCCGGGCGACCAAGGCATCGCGCAACGCATCGCGGACCAAGGCCTCGGCCGCCGGCGAGGAGAAACGGGCGAGCTCGTCCGTGATCACAGCGATGTTCGCGACCTTGGCCCAGCGCAAGGTCAGGGTATCGAAGTCGAAACTGGTCAGCGGCTTCGGCTGCCCTTCCCCGACCCAGTAGGCATCACCGCCGCTGGTCTGCCGCGGCACGCGCACATTGAAGGGGATCGCGCGCAATGCCGGAATGCCACCCGTCCCGAACTTGCCGATGATCGTCGCCGGACGCAGGAACTCAATGAATTCGTTTGCGAGGTCCTGATACTGCACAAGGCCGCTTGCCCATGTCGCATCGGTCGTCGTGCCCGCCGCAACCGCGGCGCGCAGCACGAGATGCAGGTCGCCCATGTCGGGATACTGATGCTCGGCGATGGCGAGTGCCGAGGCCGGCACGCCGCGGGCCGCGATAAGGCACTTCACATAGCGAGCAAACGCGATGCCCGGTGGCAGAGCGCGCTTCATCGAGGTGACGTGGGCACCGCCCCTGCTCCGGGATTCCCCGCCGGCCTGGGAACTCGATCCATCGACCGGCCGCGCCGCCGCGGCGTTCGCCTTGTCAAGCGCGCGCATGCGGACGAGATGCTCGTCGACGGACTTCAGCTCGTTCTGAAGGCCGTCGTATTCCTCGGTCTGCGCGGTGTCGAGCGTCTCGCCCTTCTCGCCGGCCTCGTCCATGATCTCTTGCATCCGCGCGGCCTTGGCCTGGCGGGTTGCCTCGAATGCGGAAATCTGTTCCGCCAGTGTCTTCTTGGCCATTTTTGCTGACTCCAGCTGCTTGACGGGTTTGCGATCGCCCGCAGCGCCGGGCCGGATTGTCGTGACGCGCGATTGCCCCTGACCTGCCGCGGCCAGCAATGGCGCATCGATCGATTTCATCGTTTGAATCGTGGCGTCCTCGTTCGCCGGGATCGTGACCAGCGACAGCTCGAGCACCTCGCTTTCGACGAACCGAATCCCGCCATCGTCGAGGAACGAATGCTCGATCGAGCGGAACCCGATCGAGACCCCACGCACGAGGCCGGCCTTGACCTCGCCCCAGGCGGTATCGATGCGATCCTTCAGCGTCTGCGGCTCGTCAATTTTCGGGAGCCGCGCCTCGAATGTAATTCCGTCCTTGGTCGGTTTGTTGAAACGGACGGTGCCCACAGGCTCGTCCGAGCGATGCTGATGCAACAGGGGAAGCGGGTTGGTGAACTTGACCCCGAGCGGCTCGACGATATCGCCCACCCGGTCAGGCGTCGGCGTTGTCGCAATGCCGGTGATGATCCGTTGGTCTTCGTTCACCGCCTTGACGGTGAGGAGCGAATAGGCGCGGTTGAGTTCCATCCGAATCGTCCCTACGCGAGGAAGAGCATCTGGTATTCCGGCTCCTGGTCGGCGGCGGTCGATATCGCCAACCCCAACGCCATGATCCCGGCGACGATGCCGTCGATGCGCTTGGTTGAGCGGCGACGATCGGGCTTCACGGGCTTGACGTTGTCGGCCCCGTCGGTACGGACGGTGACAACGCGCGCCATCCAGTCGATGACCGGGTTGCCACCATGGTTGAGGGTGCCCTCGACAACCAGCTTCTCGAATTCCTTCGAGGGCGCCGACATCGAGGCGTAGCCCTGCCCAAAATCCTTGATCTCGACGCCGTCGCCCATCAGCTGCGTCGTCAGCTGCGTCGCGTTCCACCGGTCCCGGGCGAGCGCGACGAGCTCGACCTGGTTGGTGATCGCCGCCTTGCGAGATGTGACAAGAAACTCCGGGTCCGCGCCCGGCGCTTCCCCGGTGATCATCCGGCGAATGACGTCGTAATCGACGACGTCGCCATCGGTAAGAGTGATGAAGCCCTGGTCGGCCCATTTGTCGTAGGGCACCCGATCGCGCCGCACGCGCTCGGCCAGGCCTTCTTTCGGCATCCAGAAATGCATCCAGAGATCAGCGCCGTCGTCTCGCGGAAAGAGCAGCGCGAGCGCGGTCAGATCGGTCGTCGAGGAAAGATCAAGCCCACCAAAGCACCGACGGCCAGCCAGGGCCTCAAGGGTGACGCTCTCGGGCCCCTTCGTGCACTGCGACCATTTGTCGATCGGCAGCCAGATCGTTTCCTGCTCGGTCCAGATGTTGAGATAGTAGCGCTTGAAGGCGTTCTGGTAGCGTGGCAGCTTCTTTGCCCGCTCCGCTTCGGCGGCGATCGCCTCGATGGTCACCGTGGCGCCGAGGGACGGATTGGCATTGGCCCAGACCGCCGGGTCGGTCCAGTCGTCATCCCTGCCGGTGCCGTAGATGATCGGCAGAAACGCATGATCTTCAATGACGCCATCCCGCACCCGCTCGGCGTGCTCGTGCATCTCGCCGCCAAGCGTGTCGATATCGGTCCCCGCGGTTGTGATCAGGAATTCCATCGGCTGGGTGCGGGCGCCCTCGGCGGTATGCAGCACCTCGTAGAACTCCCGGTTCTTCCATGCGTGGACCTCGTCACCGATAAGACCCGACAGGTTGAGCCCGTCCAGGGTCCCGTAATCGGCGGCGATGACCTCGTATTTCGAGAAATTGTCGGGCCGCGAGATGTTGTACTTGAAGGCGTTGGTCAGCTCGCGCAGCTGCGACGACTGGGCCCGCATGCGCTTCGCTTCGTTGAACGCAATCGCCGCCTGTGTCTTGGCGCTCGCCCCGCTATAGACTTCCGCCCCCGGTTCGCCCGAGGCGAAGGCGAGATAGAGCCCCACCCCCGCCGCCAAGCCCGTCTTGCCGTTCTTTCGCGGGATCTCGCACCAGACGATGCGAAACCGCCGCGAGCCATCGGCCCGCTTCCAACCGAACGCCGCCCGCAACCCCGAGCGCTGCCACGGCAAGAGGAAGAACGGCTGGCCGGCCCAGCGCCCTTTCGTGTGCCGCAAGTAGCGCGGGAAGAACGCACAGACATGCTCGGCCGCGCGCTCATCGAACCAATCGCCGGGCTGTGCGGTCGCCGCCGCCCAAGCCTCCGCGTCAAAAAACCCAGCAACCGGAGCGATTCCGGGCGGCGGGGCTTGAGGAAGGACCGCCTCCGGCTCAATTGGCCGGACCGCGGAAGAACTGTTCATCGGTCCATGGGTCTCCCGATGCCGGAGCCTGGCTCGTCGGCATCGTTTTGGTCGGATCGCTCTTTGGTTGGTCACCCAAGGGCAGTCGCGGCTGCTGTCCGTCGCCGGTGACATGGGCAACCCTGGCGCGTGCCGCCGGGGTCAGCCCAAATTCGCTGTCATATTGCCTGATGCGCCCCAGGCAATCTTGCGCCAGGCGGACTTCCGGCCGGACCCGTATCAGCCCGTTGACCGTATAGATGACGCCCTCTTTGGCGATTGTCGTACGGCAGCGCAGCCAAGTCGCATAGAGCTCGCAGCGCGCCTCGAAGGCCGGCATATCGAGTCGCCGCAAAAGCCCGAGCGTGATCAGGTCGGGTGCCAGACGACGCCACTCGGCAGCGGCCTCTTTGGTCATCGACCGCGGCGGCGGCGGGATGCCGAGGGCCGAGACCGGCAACGGCGCCTTGTCTGGCTTGCGGCGGCGCTTACCGGGGTTGCCTTCAAGCGCCCTCAGCGCGTCAGGCTTTGGCTGGGGACCTCGCGCCACTCTTCTCACCACCGCCCATAAAAAATATCGCGAAACCTGCGGAGAAACCTCTGAGTGCCCAAAGCGCCCCTCTTT